TTCGACCCCCACAGGCAACGCGAAATAAAAGGCGTCACCGCTGCCTACTTCAAGCGGGTCACCCGCACTAAGGATACTGCCGATGTCTGTGGTAAGCGGGAAGTTGACTACGTTGCCCACTACCGTTTGGCTCAAGCCAATGCCATTGAGTGAGCGCAAGGCATAGTCGTCAGGCTCAGCGGGGTTGTTGTTGACCGTACGCACGAAAGCAAACCAGTCGCCCTCCTTCTTCTCAAAGAACCCTACGTCCATAAACCTGCCGTCCTGCTGGTCAGAGATAAACGTAGCGGCCCAAGGGCGGTTGCCCTCGATGGCCATGGTCTTGAAAATCTTGTTGACGATGGGCTCGTCATTGAAGACACTTTGGATGGTGCTGGGATATGCGATAGGGTTTCCCTCTCCGTCTACGGGTAAGCCGTAGTAGTTGTTGCGCACCTCGTTGGTATTGTGCCGGAAGATATTCCCGCCACTGAACGTATATAGGTACTGGTTCATACCCTGAATCCACTCAGGCTCAAACGAGTAGAACGAAGGCCACCCCTCAGCAGGCGGGCTATATGTCAGCGTGTAGTTAGGCATCAGTTAGAATAATCCCAGATTAGATAGAGGTACTCATCTGTCCCCGGTGGCATAACGAAGTCCGCCTTGTACTCGGGGTCAGAACCCGCAGGGACGAGGGATTGAGCCGGAGGGATAGCGGCCAAGAGCGTCGCGATGTCTGCCTGCTCATACTTAGTACTAGACCGCAGCCAACGGAAGCGGTCCGTCAGGCGAATCGTGTAGTTGTCAGGTGCGATACGATTGTAAATCATCTCAACCGTACTGCCATCGGTGGGGCCGAGGTTGCTGCCTTGAGCTACAGTGTAGTCTTGCCAGTTGGCGATGACCGGGTCCGTACCAGAAACGAACTTAACAGCGGTGCTGCTCAGCGGAGAGGCGAAGACCCCATCCTGCCACTGGAACTCACTATGGATAGACTTTCCTGCATCAACGTTCCGATTGACCGTAATCAACCTAACGTTGAGTGCCTGAGGCTGTGGACACTTAACCTGAACCTGAATAACGAAGGGACGTCCCGTCACCCCGGGCGTGTAGTCAAGGTCGATAGTTATGGTGTTCTCAATGATAGAGGTCTTGTTGACTATAGGAACAGAGGGTTGAGAGACATTCGTAATAGGGCCAGTGGTGACACTGGAGCCATCGTACGTTGTGGTAATCGTAGCGGAGTCATCGTCAGCCACCGGGTCAATAACGGCGTAGTTGATGGTTACAGGGCCAACGACATTGCCAAGGTTGACGCAGTAGCTCTGTTGCGCTAGGGTCAGTGTAAACGTCTGGATGGTATCGCACTCGATGCAGTCCTCCTGACCGGGCAGGAACACATCGTTACTAGCCAAGACGTACTCGTTCATATACGGGTCGTATCCGCCTAGCTTCTGCGTGTTAAAGCTCTCGATAAACTCATCGCGGAACCAGCTCCGCATACCGTTCTCACTGATGACCTCGAGCTGCTCCTTCTGCCCATCGCCATAGAGGTGGATGACAGAGCCGCGCTTAGCGTCGGTAAAGAACTTATGCGGTCCCCACTCGGCAAAGCTCTCGGGGTTGTTGCTGATACCAAAGTCCTCGACGCGGGCCACCTGCGTACCCAATACCTCAGGCACGGACGTAACCACGCTCTCACCAGTAGAGTCGGTAAGCAAGTTCTTGCCCGCCAAGACGTAGCTAATCTTATCCTCCTGCAACGTAAGGATATCGGTGCGCCTACCGAACAGCTTCTCTACAGGCCCATAGCTGTCCTCCAGTGGCTTGAAGTTGAGCAAGCCAAGGTTGAACTCATTGAGCTTGTTTATGTTGGTCTCATCGTTGATGACGCCGCTGTACGTCAGGTCAGCAAAGCGCCGCACCTCAGAGAAACGCTCGTCGCTAGTCGTAGTAACGCGGTTGCCAAGGGTAAGTGGCTTGCCGCTAATCGAGTCACGAATCTTGTAGCTCTCTACGCCGTTGCCAAATGTGATGCAGTTGAAGAACGCCGTGTCAATAATGGCGGGCTGAGAATTTGTTTGGGTTTGTACGTTCCCGTAATGAAGTCCGTTCTGCGGGTCAATCTGATACGATGCGCTCGACTCATACCACAGGTCGGGCAGCGCAGGCTGCGGCTCCGTCTCAAAAACGATTGCGTCAGTAGAGCGCGTTATAGTCCACTCAGCTTTTACCGTAGACCGACGGTTAGGACCGTTACCAGATGTTACAAGACTATCTACCCCAAGGCATTTTTTAGTTCCATAAACAATGAATTCAGGGGGGTCGCTATTTGCAGGCTCATACCACCTCATTCTGTTTATAAGCTCATTACCCACAATACTATAAGTAGGGCCACCAGAACTAGTTGCAGGAAGGACAAAATTCTCAGGGGCGTCTACATCAGGGTCTCCAGAAACGCCTATAGCAGCCTCAATATCCGCGATGGCGGTATTGTTTGCCGTATCATAAAACCAATTAACAATAGGATTTAATCCGGCTCCAGAAGGATAGTCCTGCTCAACAACCCATGTCTTGTCGAAATCAAGGGTTCGAGTTTCACATTGAGCGTCGCCCCTTCCTTTTCGCGTAAAAGTCAACGTCAGCTTAATACGAGTGCCTGTTTTTATTGCCTCCTTATCAAAACCATCGTACACCAAGACAGGGTAAAACCCAGTGAAATTCGAGTTCTCTGTATTAAGATTATCTGAGGGGAAGTTCGTAGATGCAGACTGTTCTCCGGGAGACAGATTTACTGTTCCCGCTGGAAGGCCATACGTAAAGTTTGGCTTCATCTTCATATACGTACCCCCAACAGCAGGAATCAAAGGTGCCGTACTGTCAAGCTCGCCTTCGGCGAATGACTTCTTCTCAAGAACCTCAGCATAAGTACATGACGTGATGGCACCAGACGTGTCGCTCTTCACCACATACCTATCCCCCTTCTCAACCTTGGCCGCGTTCTCGCCTTCGAGCAAAAAGTAAACCTCTCCTGAATCGGTAGGCCACTCAAAATTCTGGTTGGTATAGATGGTCTCGTAGTTCTCGTTATCAGGCTTGATAACAAACTTATACCTCCTAGCCCACGAAGGGGCCAGCATAAGGGACGGTATCGTAACCCGAATCTGATTCTGAAAAATGGAATCGCCACACTCAATCTCAACCTTATTGTTAGGTGCAACAAGAGCAGTACTAGAACGACCGTACTCATCCATATAGACGATGCCAACCTCATACACGCGGTTGCTATGCAGGCTTGGCCTAGAGTAATAAGCCGGTGTTTCGATATTACCATCGCTATTGTCCAATGGCGTTTGAAGCAATGTCGCATTGAACCCAAGCTTGACGTTAAGCCCGTTCAGATTGCGCATATCGTACCCCTCGAGGTAGTTGCCGTAAACAATCCTATTGCCCATCAAGGTCTGGGCCTTAGCCAACCGAGGGACGTTGTCGTACAGCCTCAGTATCTCACTCTCGGGCAGGATGGTGAAAATCTTCTGCTTGCTAAACTGAATGGTGTAGTCGGAGTTGTCCGTCAGGGCCGAGTCCGCCTTGTCTACCTTCTCAATGACGCGGATGATGTTGTCATCCATCTCCTTGAAAAGGATGTCGATACCCTTGACCAAAGAACTACCTGTACGTACCGTAACGTCACACACCTGAACGGAATTGACCATACCCTCGTTGAGGTATGACTCGGTAGTAAATGCAAACGGCTCGCTCTCAAAGATGGGGTCGCTAAACTGTGAGGTAGCCGAGTACTCGTTGTTGGTGTATTCCCAACGGTAACCAAAGCAGAGGAACCGGTCCTCCATGTAGTCTTCCCTCGATACCACATCAACAGCGGTAACCACAGGTGCCGCCAAGGGTGGGCGCTTGATGACAAGGATATCGTCAGCCAAGAGGCCGCTGTCTGCAAACGCTACAGGCTGGGGGTAAGCCTGACCGACATTGATACGTCGAGGAGGGTTGATGTCGTCGGTAAAGAACAGCAGGTTGTCAACCAAGTTGATGCCCGTGACCAAGTGCTGCGGGTCGAAGCTAAGCGCACTGGTACTTACCACATGGTACGTAAGCAAGTCGCTACGCATATTGTACGAGACGATGAGGTCGAGGACCCCAGCGTAGCCGCTATCAACAAACGAAGGGTCATGCACGAACCAGTACATGGTCTCATTGGCTCCGTCGCTATACGCCCCTAGGCACGTGGCGTTAACGCTCAAGGCGGTGCCCGTAGGTGGGTAGACCAGAGTGGTGAGCTGCGTGTTGCCCTTGGTGTTTTCTACCGCACCAATCTCTGAGTCCTCAGTGGAACCCATGCGGATATTCTGAGCATCGATATACTCTCCGTTGGGGACAAGGCGCTCGTCGACGCTCTTGTTCATACGGCCCTTGATGAAGTTCCTTACCAGATTTGCCATTACTTAATCCACTTGTCGCGACCACGCAGGTTCATAAGCAAGCGCCCGGGGTGGATGTTGCTGATGCGAATCTTAGCGTTGCGCAGGAGAGCGTTCTTCTTTTTCCGCGCCCGGCCTACGATATACTCCTGTACGCCGAGCTTGGCGTCAAGGATAGCATACTGGATGTATGCGTACACGTACTCCTCAAACATCTTGTTGACCGTGATAGCCGTATTGTCGCCACCCTCCATGCCGTCGCTGACGTACTCAAGGATACAGAGCTCGTCAGCCATAGCGGAACTGAAGTTGATGACACCGCCTTTCTTATCGATGCTAAAGGTGGGGTTGGCGTTAGCCGTCTCCGTATTCAATCCGTACCGAGCGCCGATGTTGTAATCGAAATACCAATCGCCATCGCAGCAGTATCCAAACTGACCATCGAACTGGCTGTTGCCGTTGATGTAGATGCTCTTCTTGGTTCCCGTAATGCGGTCGTAGTCGATGGTCGAGTCCTGCGGCTTGAGTATCGCTCCGTTCTGGTCGAAGAGGATGCGGCAGTTGTTATCCTGTAGGTATGCTGAACTCCAGTTCGTCTGAATATTCTCCGTTAACGGTCGAAGGATTCCGTCTTTATATAGGGAAATGCGCACCCAGTTTACATAGTCGGGAGGGAAGACAAAGCGGAGCCTATCGCATACGCTAAGCTCGAGAATCTTAATCTCTTTGAACGCATCGTAGTTGAGCTCTTGGATGGCTCGCTTGGCATGGAATAACACCTTGTACCGTTCCTCATTGTTGACCAAGGAGTGGTTGCCGCTATACATCAACAGGAAGTTGTTGACGATATCCTGCAACGAAACGTACTGATAGCTGCCCCAGTTCGCGTCCTCGGGAGTGTTGCCCCCGTTCTCGTAGTACTGGTAGTCTGTGATGTATGCCATTACTGCTCTTTCTCTTCTGCGTTAGCGTACTGATAGACGTCGCCCTCGCGGATGCTCATGCCAGCCATCTGCAATATGCGATAAACCAATCGTGGTTCCGCTTCGATAGGTACCTCAAAGTCTTGGTAGTCAGTAGACGACTGGTTGAATACAGGCTCTCCGTTAGCAAGCAGTATATACGTCCACTTCGGGTCAAGGGGATACCGCACGTATTGAGCTACGACATCGCCCGGCGCGTACGTCGTTGCCGTAGGGTAGATGGTCACGACCTGCCCGGCAGTAGGGTTGTCGATGGTATACGCGGGGTACTGCGCCGACGGTGCCGTTAGGTTTGAGTTGGCCAGCAGGGTGATGCGGCTGTGCGTAACGGGCTCTGCCTCAGCGCCATTGACCAACACCTTGTTCAGCAAGTAGTAGTCGTCACCGGTGGTAGCGGTACTCGGGGTTAAGAACAGGTTGTTTGCGCTTTGCGTCAGGGGCCTAGACACGGAGAAGACGTCGATGTCTTCGTTGAAGCCCTTGGTCATATTGGCGTAGTCGGTACCAGACATACGCGCGTTCTCCGCGTTGATGGCTTGGTTGAGGCCCGTGAAGTACGACTCGAAAATCTCTAGCTGCGCCTGCTTAGCGAACAGGTTGAAGTCGGAAGGAGAGACGTAACCGTAGTTGTTCTTATTGAGAATCGACAATACGGTTTGACGGACTGAATCAATCATTCCTCTAAGATAGCGCCAAACGAAAAAGCCACCCGAAGGTGGCTTTCTCTAGTAGTAAGTGATACGCTTATGCGTTGACGATACTAGTCGGTGTCAGAACCAAGGTGACGTCATACACAGGCTTCGTCCATGACGTTTGAAGCGCAGCCTCAACGGCCTCCTGCAACTGGACCTGCACGTTGAAACCGGTCTGAGCGGCAGTGGTAATGGTGGTCGCCGTACCGTCTTCGTAACTAAGGACGGTGGTAATGGCATCAGCAGTAGCGGCACGGACGGTCTTCAGTCCGGTAAGAGAAACAAGCTGGTTGCCTTGGAAGCCCGTTGCGGCGGTGCCTTTGATGTTGAGAAACTTTTGCATAGGAAAAAAATTAAATCCGTGAGCAAGATACCTATTCTTAAACCAACGTCTCGAGAGTACGGAGGTGCTCAAGGCCCTCTTCACTAAGTAGATAGCTCGTCGCTACTTGAAGGTGGTCTTGGCCGTGAGGGACAGTAACCAACTTCTTCTTATTGGTAGGTCCGTTGAACCAAATCTCCGTCTTGTTGCGGCGGAAAGACAAGAGGTTGTCAGAGAAGAATCGGTGAATCTTACCCTGCAACTTCAGGTCGGGGTCGTTAGCCAAGTGCAGGAAGTGCTCGGGCTCGCGGCGGACAGCGATAAGCATATCGCGGCGCAGCTCAGCCGTAGTGTATCTCGATGGGTCGATACCAAGCATAAGGCGAGCCATAGTCTCAAGCTGGTCCAGCGTCAAAGACTTGCACTCGATGAGTGCGTCCACCTCCATATTCAACTTCTCTACCTCCGCCTCAGCGTCGCGCTCGTCATTGGCTTCCTCAAACTGCGCCCCGTTCATGGGGTGGTGGTCCAAGAACTGCTGTAAGACAGGGTTGGTCTTAGGAACGTGGAGCATACCATCCTCAAAGATGATGGGCTCAACGATGGCGTTTCCATCTTGCTCGTCCTCGAAGGGGCTCTTCTGGTTGCGAGCGTAGCGTAGCACACGGTTTTCACCCTTCTCCTCGTCCCAAAAAAGGAGAGGCTTGCGGTTGGTGCTACGACCGGGAATCATAAAAGAAAGGGGGGCCTGCCCTCGGAGCAGGCGGTACGTTTTATCAGTATTCATTTCTATTTTAATTAAGGGGAGATAGAGGGGAGCACCCGTTGTGCTCCCCAATATCCAGTTCACAATCAGTCCTTAAACAGGAAGAAGTTGTTCGCTCCCATCACGCACACAGCACGCTCGGAGAGGTAGTTGACTTGCATCGCGTCGATGTCGCTGGTAGCAGCACCTCCGGCAGAACCTGTAATCCAAGTCTTATACCGGCGGTCCTCAGTTTCTGAGGCGCGGTAGCGGACGTGGAGGAACGGACGCTTGGCGTTCTTACCGAGCACTTGGTCATAGACCGTGGTGCTTCCAGCAGGAACGAGCAATCCATTGACGACACCGTTGGTGAGGTTGCCACGCATGGTTGGGTCGTTCAGGTACTTCCAGTCAGACTTGTAGAAGTCGTAACCACGGCGGAAGCCTGTGAAACCAAGGTTGAGCGCCATCTGCTCGTCGTTGTCGAAGAGACCGTAGCTCGTACCGCCGGCACCATAGCTGTTCTGTGCAGCCAGCATGTCGTCGATATCGAAGCTCATCTCACGATTCACGAAGAGGACGTTCTCCTCGATAGCACCCTGCTTATCCAAGCGAGAGATGATAGCGTCGAAGTCAGCCAAAGCAGAAGGGATACCGCCAGACCAGAGGTTTCCGCGATTCTCTACAGCGTAGAAGATACCCTCGGAACCAGCGTTGACAGTGCCGACAGCAGCGGTACCGCCGCTCAAGGCGACCTCAGCACCAGAGTTTGGAGCCGCAGGAACGGCCTCAATCATAGCTGTCTCGAGGTAGTCGTCAAAGCGGAGACGTGTCTCGTGCTCGGACTTCATGTACCACAAGTATCCGGTAGCACCGTTCTCTGTGGTCACCTCAATCCATCCAATCTGAGCCATGTCAGAACCAGACACTTCGTAACGGTCCTTCAAGATGATAGGCTTGTTGTCGAAGATGAGGTCGTCGGCTTCAAGAGACTCCTGCATTCCACTAGTACCCTTCCTGAACTCAGAACCGTAAATCATCACGGTGCAAGCAACTCCATCAGCAACAGCTTGACCAGCAGCCTCGTAGTAGGCGACGTCAAAAGTACCAGCAGTGTAGTCAACAGCAGTAACCACAGCCTTATTAGAAAGACCGCTGGCGGCAGTGTTGTCGCTAATAAATACTGTCTGACCCACACGGATGGAAATACCACCTGTACCGGGGTTGAGGGTGTCGCCCACCGTCCACGTTGAGGCAGTAGTACCAGCAGCAACGCCAGTGCAGTTGGTGTACTTGGTGTGGAGACGGCCTTGCTCAGCCCACTTAATCATGTCTGAGTTGGTGGGCATCTCGGCACCAACCATGCGGAGGAAGCCGGAGATAGTCCGGTTGCCGTAACGCTCGAACTCCTTCTCATAAGTATCAGGGAGATACTGGTTGAGGAAGTCGAAGTTGGTGATGTAATTCGTCTGAAGCGCAACGCGCTCAGCACTGGGCTGCAAATCGAAGCCCGGGGTTGCGTTTACTGAACCTGCCATGTTTTCTTGTTTTTGTTTTAGGTGGTGCGCCGCGTCTTAATCTTCAAGCCTCGACCTGAATCTTGATTGACGGCACGGATTTTTAATCCCCCCTTCGACGTGGTCTGCGGTGTCGTGCGCTCTGACATGTTGATGTTTTTTGTCTTGCGCATAACGTCGTCCACGGCCTCAGCTTTGCCTTGCTCAAAAAAGAACCGGGCAAACTTCTCAGGGTTCATAGCGACAGATAAAGACTTGTGGTATCCCGCAGCGTCCTTCACAAGCCCCTTATCGTCCAGATACTTGTTTAACCAAGCCTCGGGAGTCTGTTGGAGCTTCTTCAACTCTGTGCGGTCACCGGGAGTATAGACGTAGGATTTGTCGTCGAGATTGAACTCAAAGCCCTTGAACTGTTCACTGAACACCTCGTTGGTCTTATCGTCAAACCACTCCTTCCTGCGCTTCTGCTCCTCTTGGTACGTCTTCGCCTGCTCAACGTATTGCTTATACTCCTGATACTCCTCAGAACCTTCCAGAGAGTCGACACCCCTTGACTCAAGAGGTGCTTTGTACTTCTCTTTCTCTTCCTCGAAGTGTCGCTTCGCTTTAGCAATAGCTTTCTTCTTGGCCAACTTGGCCTTTTTGATGTCGCCCTCATCATCGAGGTCTTCATCGTATTTGTATTCCTCGAGAAGGATATCGACGTCCTCAGCATCGAGGCCATCTTCCGTCTCAAGTAAATAGTCGCGCAACAACTTGTCCCCGTCCGACTCGTCGAGGTTCCTGTTGAGCTTGACAAAATCTTCCAAGCCACGGCCCGTCTCCTGACGGTACTTGTAATACGCGGCTACATCTTCGGGTAACTCCTGCTCGCGGGCCTCAGCCAGCTCATCTAAAGAGTTAATCTCCCGACCGTAACGCTCGCTCAAAAACGAACGCACCTCGTCCTCAGACAGGCCCGAAGGCTTATCCTCGGTTACTACCCCCTCCTCAACAGCAGTTTCGCCATTGACCTCTGCCTCGTGCTTTTGAAGCAGCTCCTGCTCCACCTCTTGGGTGGACTTAGACTCTACCTCGTTAACTTCCCGGACTTTGATTTCCATTAGTGTAAAATTATATTATTTATCGCGGACTAAACTCAGCCAAGTCGAAGCCATCTAGGCTGTCCTCATTCGACTCGAAATTCATTGGTGGCAAGTTGTTCTTACGCTGGTCGATAAGCTTGCTCTGCTCAGTATTCTGCTGACTAATCCTCTGTGACTTGGCACCCTCACGCTTGTCCTCACGCATCTGCAACTGCTGCTCCTGCATACCGTGGAGCTGCTGGTTGTAGCGGAACTCAAGGTCCATGAGCTGGGCCTTAGCCTGTGCCTCAGCCTGCATCTTCTCAATCTCGAAAGCAATCTCCGCCTGCTTGACCTGCATCTTACTCTGCGTCTCCGCCTGAATCTTTTGCATCGCCATCTGCGCAGACATCTGCTGTGACTGCATATTGTTCTGCGCCTGCATCTGCTGCTGCTGGAGCTGGAACTGCCGCTCCTCGTCCTGCTTAGCGATACGCTTAATCTTGAGCAGTTGGTTGGCGAGCTTGATGTTCTTAATCTCTCGGATGTCGATAGCGTCCTCAAGGTCGATACCGCCCTTGCTTAAAGCCATTTGGATATTGGCCTCGAGCTGCGCGCGCTGCTCCTCGTCAGGACTAATCTCAATAAAGATTCCGAAGTCGTAGATATAGAGCTCGTTAATCTCCTTTAGGATACTGACGTTGTATTTACCAATCTGGTTAACAAACTCATCCTTGAAGTCGGCGTATTCTAAGATGTCGCTAACACGGTACGTAAGGGCCTCAGCTAGAGACCGGAACATATAGAGGCTACCATCCAAAATGTGGCGGGTAGCCGTGTTACTGTTGGCGGCAGCCAGCTTCTGTAAGCCGACAAGGCTGTGTGAGTCAGGCGTACTCCCGTCGCGGGCCTCGTTGAGTCCCGTTACGTCACGAATCATCTGCAAGTAGTGATTCATATTCCCAATGAGCATCTGCGTCTTAGCTGCGCCGCTGTTGCTATTGAGCTCTTGGATAGGAACCTTACCCTGATTGTACTCTCCGTCTTGAGTGTATGACCTTCCGATGACGCTACCCGTTTGGAAGTATAGCCGTAGGGCGTCCTCAGGACTGTATGCGTTGCCCGTACCTAGGTCGACCTCGTTGAGTCCGTCAGCATCGATATACACACCGTCAGGAACGGTGCGGGAGATGACCTGCTGGAGCTTGAGGTGCGTAATCTGGATGAGGTCGGCGAAAGGAATCATACGCCGCGTAAGCGACTCGATGACGCCCTTGTACATACGCGGGGCGTGGGCCACATAGTTAGGTAACGCATGCTGAGAAGCAGACTTGGGACGGACCATATTTTCCGCCACCTCCCACTTCAACAGGATGTTGGTGCCCATAACCATAACGCCCTCATACCAAACGTCGATGGTCTTCTCAACTTTCTCGAAGTTGCCCTCCTCCATCATCTCGTCCGGCGGATTGAACTGGTCGTCCTTTTCAATCATCCGAGCCCCGTCGCCGTCGAGCTTCTTCTTCTTGTAGACAATCTTCTTAGTCGTCTTATAGTTGAAGTACATCAGCGTAGCCGTGTCCCGATGGAACATATCGTTCTCGTAGAACTGAGCCACGTTGTAGTAGTCGTACCAGCTTTGGCTGTACTTACTAATCTCCTCCAAGTCCTCGTTAGTGAGGGTGGGGTCAATCTTCATAAGCTCCGTGATAGGAAGAGTCTTAATCTCTCCCCAGTAGAAGCAGTCCTTGAAGTATGGGTCCTCGGTATAGCTGTATACTATGTTAGCCGGGTCGACATACGAAATCTGTACACCCGCCCCGGGCAAGAACTCATGCTTAGCTACGCTGAGACCTAAGACCGTAAGGTCGTAGTCCATGCGCTTGCGTAAGTCGCTGTAGTGGTTCTCTTCGAGGATGGTATTGATGGCTTCCTCCTCAGCAATCTCAATGGCAGGCTTGTAGTTGAGCTGCATATATACCTGCAACTCCTCATCGGTGCTAGGTAGGTCGTCGGGGTTCATAGTGAACGGGTCGACGCCAGTCTTCTGCTGGATGATATCGAGCACAGGCTTGGCTACCATCTGCCCCTCAATCATATCCTGATACTTGCTGCGCTTGGCTTGCGACAGGGCGTCTTGAGCGTATGCCTTGACCTTGAAGACGCGCTCAGACAATCCGTTGACTACGATGTCAACGAACTTAGGAAGGATGGGAACTGGCGTCCAGTCCAGATTCAAATACGAAAGGTCGCCGTCGACAGCAAGCTCGTTCTTGTACTTAGCGATACTCTGCTCACCACGGGCGTAGAGGCGCAAGCGGTTGAACTCGCGCCACTGGTTGTAGAACCGGCACTGATTGCCGTCTTTCTTAAACCATTCGTATTGGATGGCTTGACCGACCATAAGGCCAAACTCCTCCGTGGCTTTCTCCGCGTCAGAAACAAACTGACTGGGGAAACCAGCGGTAGAAATATTAATCTTGACATCCTTCATTTACTCCCGAAGTTCGCTTCTTGACCCACGATTGTTATATCTCGGCAAGGTAATGCTTATTGAACTCTTCTTCTGCTCAGGCATATAGAGGTGTTTTTGGTTGGCCATAACCGCCAATCCGCTGCTGATACTCGCGTCAAAAGCAGTACGATTGCTAATATCAAACCGCGCCCAGTCCTCGAGCGTACGCACGAATGGCATAGCGCCCATCTCGCCCGCGTCGCGGAACGTACCGTCCATATCGATGCCAACGTGCTTCTCGATATAGCTCTCGATAGCGGCGGCGTGGGCCTGCTTGACGTCCTCAGAACTGTTAGGGATACCACCCAGCTCACGCTCCGTCTTAGAGAGCTTGTTGTAGTGCTTGTCGGGACGGTTCATACAGAACCCCCGATAGCCCCTGTTCTTGAAGTGGTATAGCAACCTAGGCTTGTTGTTCTCTATCAAGATAGGCATACCGTAAAAGACGCACGCCATCAGCACCTCCTCAAAGAATATCTCCGCCGTCTGCGGGCGGGCGACATACTCAAGGAAGAACTCGTTGGTTGGCGCATCGTCCATGTGGAACTTGGTCATTCCGTGAAGAGCACCGTTAGAACCACCGCCGCCCACAGTGCCACTAATGTCGTAGGAGTCACATCCAAAAGACCCAATGTGTTCATTGCCAGCATACTTCGTTCCCCGTTTATCTATGACCCTGTTTTGCATACCCTTAGGCGGCGTCCAAGAGATGTTGAACCGCCCTCGCTTATCGGGGCTAAAGATGACCCGAGAGTCTTTGATACCGTTCTCCCAATGGAAGGAGCCGCGCGTGAGATAGTGTTCCTTAACAAGGCTGTCAGCATAGTCTATCTGCTGATAGATTTTAGTGAGGTTGAATAGGCTCTGCTTGCTCTCGTCACGGAAAGCATGGGACTCAGTACGTGGGAACTGACGGTAGAATTCGTTGAGCGCATCGGGGTCGCTCTTCATACTCTCGACCTCAGCCTCCCAATAGTCGATGGCGCCAGACTTAATCTTCATACCGTCGACACCCATAACAGGCTTCTCTGGGGCGTGGAAAACAGGATGTCCGAACTCATCGATGAAGCCCTCCATATTGTACTCCATAGGGATGAACAGGCGGTACATGCCGCTCTTGGTCTGTCCGTTGGCGTTGCGCGTAGCGATGTCGGAATCTTCGTACAGCTTCTTGAAGTTGGAACCACCCTTAGCCAAGGCGTTGGATGTAGACCCCATCAGGCACTTTCCGATAATCTTACTTCCCAAGCGCAAGCACGTCTTGGTGACGCGCCAGTTGTTGAGGATGTTGTTGGGCTTGACCCACTTCCCGCTCTCGTCGTGGACGAGTAGGATTAGCTTCTCTCCGTCGTAGGAGTTGTCGTCAGTATTCTTCCAGTCGATGGTGGTGTCCAGTCCGAAAATTTCTTCGTCCTCCACATCGTACATATTCTTCTTTGTAATCTTCGAAGCAGGGATACGAAACGCCAGTTCCGTTTTCGGCTTATCCATGCCGTCCTGTATAGGTTTGAAGAAAAACGGAAGTCGGTTTGCAATGGGTACCACCTTATCCGTAAACATCTTCTTCGCATCCGAACCAGTCTTTGAAAGTATTCCTACCCTAGAGTCTTTAGCCAGCGTACCCGTGTTGACACATTCCGACGAACCCATAAACGAAAAGCCGGAACGACGAATCTTGAGGTACGTCATACCGAAGCTCCTAGAGTCAGCCTTGCACGCCTCCCAGAAGATAAAGAATATCCTGTTGGCCTCACGGAAGTCAGGGTACCCAACGTCGATGCTCGTCCACTGCAAATACATATAGTGGGCGCCCGTAACATACGTGGACTTACCGTTGTTGACGAACCAGTGGCCGTACTCGCGGCGGTCGAACTCGCCCTCGATATAGTCCACCCAGTTGGCCTTAAATGTATTCGGCATATCGTTCCACTGGAAGATGCTTTGGATGCGCGAGAGGGCCCGAGGGAGCTCCTGACGCACCCACTTATTGTCCTTGTCATCGATGGCCTTAGGCTCCGGGGGGAGGGCGATGCGCAGGCCGTTGATATCTATGATATCGCCTATCTGTCCCGTCTTGGAGATGATGACCACATCGTATTTCTCGTTGTAGCCGTAGAGCCACGTCTTAGCGCGGTTCTTATTAGACACCACCCCCTTAGAAATGTAAGAGGAGAGTACCGTAAATAGCTTATCTGGACCGTCGTTCTGCAAAACCCACCTTGCTTTCCGTCTTAGTGGATGTCCCCGCCAATCCCAATGCCTCCTCCTCAGAGTCGATACGATTCAAAATCTCCAGCGCGTCGAAGATGGCAAGCTTCTTAGTAGCTGCCGCATTCTTTAGCCTGTCCGCCGCAAGGTCGTCGTCTTCACCGGGCTTGATGATATCCTCCTGAGCTACCTTAATCAGTTGCTCAACAGCTATCCGCCCCGCAGAGATGATGCGCTCCTTTAGCTTGTTTGAATCTTGCATGTGATTTGATGGTCGAACATTCGGTACATCTTTTCCCCGTCTACGATGAACTCATACTCGCTGTCAGGTTTGAAGGTGACCTTATCACCAGACACAATTCCTTGGGCCTGAAGATAACGATTTGGAAATCGCATTATACCCACCAACGGCTCCTCTGTCAACGGCTTGAAGATGATAGAATCTTCAGGGGGTATAGGTTCCACAAAGCAGTACCTGTCGTGGGCGTGCCATGAGCCCCCGCTGCGGTACATATAGAACTGGTCGAAATCAACTAGGAAGAGGTCGTCTTTGAGAAAACTCCTACCGCTTTGCTGGCGGCCCTTTATGTCGTTGTAGTACTTGAATACGTTGTGGTGGACAAGCAGCGTGTCACCAACAGATATGGGCCCGTCGTATCCTAACGGTAACGCCACTACCTCGCCCTCGCGGTTTGCGAAGCGATGGTCTTCCTCACTCGTACTTACGATGAGGTCTCCCTTGGTATTTGCGTATCTCTCTCCCTTTACAATGAATTGCTCTACAGCCCTCAAAAGTTGATATTGTATTCCAGTGAAGTAGGCATCGCGATAAACTCTTTCCAAAGCACCACGACGTTGTCCTGCTCGATGTAGATGAGGATGCCCCCCGTCTCATCGTTGTATTTAATTAAATGTATAAAGTGGGAGTTGCCGAGAACGGCCTGCCCCACCACATAACACATGCAGTCCTTGTAGTTAGGACCGATGCAAACCTTGCGAATGTCTCTCATTAAATAGAGACAATCCTATACGCTACCTCTAAAATGGCGTCTCCGTCACCTACAGTGGCGATGCCGCCCCTAAATACTAACGGAGCATTGGCACTAAGCTTTCCGCTTGAGCCGTTGCTGTCCATATTCCTAAACTCACTTGATGGGGAGTTCATAACGCTCGCAGGAATGGTATACTGCGGGAAAGAACCCGAGTCGGTATACAGACCGGGGTCGCTAATAAAGTTGTACGCTACAGTACCGAAATCGTAGCTGATAGCTGCGGAAATAACCTGAATGCTCAGCCCAGCTCCCGGAGCCGCAATAATCTCAGGGCCAAGGGTAGTACTCATATTAATGAGGTCGGTGCTGCTCACAGATACCCGAACCGTAATAATGGGTTGGTCTACCCACCGAACACCACCAAGGCCACCACTAAGGCTAGGGTCAGAGATAAGAATCTGCTGAAATGTTCCCGTAGCTCCAGCACCATCCTTTAGTTTTTCTCGAAGCTCTAGCTCTCCAGTAAGCAATAGCGTATTGCCTTCTCCAGTGCCGCTCCATGTAACGTCCTGAACGGTAGCCGCTCCAGTAAGGGCGGTAAAGCCAGTGTTGGAACCACTGAGAGAAATAAATCGGTTGACAGCATACTGACCCGTATCCAATACAGACTGCAAGTCTTGGTTGGGCTGGCCATCGCCATTGCTGGCTGCGGTGATGCGTCCCTGAGCATCGACGGTAATGTCAGCGTTGGTATAGTTGCCTGCGGTAACAGCGGTGTCCGCAAGATTGATGGTACCCGTGGTAGTAATCGGTCCGCCATCGAGGCCCGTGCCTGTGTCTACTTGTGTCACGCTACCCGAACCCCCGCCGCCTCCCGTGGTGGAGATGATGATGTTCTGAGGGTCGGTGGGGTCAGTAACAACACTCGCTCCAGTGCCGGCGCTAAGCGTAACACTGCCGTCAATACCGTTCACAGACTCTACGGGGGTACCGGTAGATGCCGAGACAACCCTTCCGTACTGGTCGACAGTAACATTAGCATATGTATACGCGCCTTGAACACCAGAAACAGTGTCTAGCGAAACAGCTACATTGCCCGTGGTAGGGCTCGTACTAATAGGTCCCAGCCCGCTTACGGAGTTTACTACATTACCGTTAGCCGGATTGAGGGCAAAAGACGCGATACCGCCTACGGTAAACTGCTTGGTGGCTTCGTTATCCTGAGAATCGGTGCCAATAACGGTATCCGCCCCTACCGGAGTTGTCTTTTTCGGGTAGCTGGTATCATTTCCAATCTTAGCCATCTTACTTTTTCTTTCTCCGGTCGCCAGTAATAGCAGTAATAAGAATATCGAAATAGCCAAATACAGCATTGTCAGAATCCGATGGGGTGAGGTTCACGATGACTTTCAAAAGCGCCATAACAGCGATAGTAAGCTCGAGCCAGTTCTCTAAGATGAAATCAACCATAGAACCAAGGTACGCAATTCAGTACAACCACGTTACGTTGCCCGCCTTACTCGGGTCGCAGTCCGCATGGATGAAGTTCTGCCCGATGCCAATGCGATTGAAGCCAGCCTCGATAAGGCCCTTCAAGACTAAAGACCTGCGGTTGGAACTGTCGGTACGGATGTCGCTGGCCCAGCCCGTTAGGTGGGAGCTGGAACTTACTCCCCCCACCTCAGCATTGTGCTCAGGCGTACGAAAGCCAGAGTTGATAACATAGGGTACCCCGCTGAGCTCACGAGCCAAATCCAGCTTCTCCAAGAAGAGGGGCTGCATCTCATGGCCGGAGCCGGGCTGGTCGGGGGAGTCGAACTCCTCGTAGGTGAAGTACTTCATTTGATGCCTTTCTCTGCTAGAAGGAGTTTAATCTCCTGTACCGCCTCAACGAGGTTGGTAAGCATCTGCTTGACGTCGCCCTCCTGTCGCTCCAACATAATGACCCGGGACTTTAATTTTCCGATTTCAGTTTGGAGCTTGAAGTAAACTCCGATAAGGGCCCCCGCGAGCGTGAGGATTTCGAATAGGGTAATGGTGCTGGACATATCGCCTCGTATACTGGACCGTCCCAGTAAATCCAATACTGGTCGCAGTCGCTCTTCTTATCGTAAATATAACGAGGCTGCATCAGACGGGTCCTCCGTCAGTAATAGTCCAACCGTAAGTGCCCGTCAGGATATTGCGTCCCGCCTCGGCGTTGCCTCCGGCGGTGTATGTCGAACTTCCTGCGCTAAAAGAAACGCCGCTTTGAATCGTCGCCTGACTTGCCCAGCCTGTAGTGCTGTCAAGAATGGAATCATAGTTTGCCGTAGACAATGGGACAGAACCGCTAAACATAAAACTTGCATTGGTTAATGAACCAATGTTCCAACTACCAAGGTCTTGGTCGAAAGCGGTGTTGTTGAAAAACATACCGCTGAAATTTTCTACTAACCCCGTGTTCCAACCGCTGATGTCTTGGTCGAAAGGCGTATTACGAAACATACTGTCCATACGCGTCACAGAACTCGTATTCCACGAAGAACAGTCACCATCGAAAGCCGATGCTGTGTTAAACATACTTGCCATATCTGTGACAGCAGAAGTGTTCCAACTGTTCAGGTTTTGATTGAAAATATCACAGCCTTGAAACATCGAACGCGTATTGGTGACGTTCGAAACGTTCCAAGCATTCATAGCGGAATTAAATGCATCACAGCCTGCAAACGCACTGCTCATATTAGTTACGCTTGAAACATTCCAACTCGACACGTCGCTTGTCCAAACCGTACATCCGTTGAACATGGTCCCCATACTTGTAATTGAAGATGTATCCCAACTACTCAAATCTGAAGTAAAAGCACGGCAACCCTCAAACATGAACGAAGCGTCTACTAGGTTACCAATGTTCCAATTCGACAGGTCTTGATTGAATACAAAACACCCTTGAAACATCCTTGTAGCATTAGTCATTGAACTTACGTCCCAACTGCTAATGTCATCGTTGAATGACTCGTTTACGAAAAATGTAACACCTAAATTCGTAATCCCTGACACATCCCAATTACCTAAGCCTGACGGGTTGGCGTTTCTACAACTATGAAACATCCCTGCAATGGAAGTGGCATCTATGGTCCAATGCGAAATTCCACCTACGAAATTGTTACAGCTATAAAAGAAGTTACTAAAAGTCGTTTGGTCAGGCTCGTCAGTAGCAGTAAGCGTGGTGATGTTGTCAAAGTTATTACAGCCTACTGTTGATGCTATGGGACCGGGCGTCCATCGAGTAATGTCAGTTACCTTTCTTCTGCTGTCCGTAGTCAGTCCCGCCAAACTATACGTTCCTCTCAGGCACACTTCGTAAGTCCCGCCTAAACTATAAGTGTGGTCAAGTGGAAGGTCTCCTACTGAAGTGATTCTTTCAAAACTTCCATCGCCCCACGTCACAACTGCGTTTAATCCTTGTGGCGTTTGACCAACGCCCGAACCGTAGGTTGGCGCACCATCTCCCAAAGAAGTGTCGATAATCCGCGTATAGCCTTGTAAAACGACTTGGTTATCAATCAAAAGCAAATCAATAGGTGCGCCTCCGCTAACGCTATCAATCGTTGAGTAAGTGACTCCATTGATTTTACCTACTCGCATCACTCAGGTCTTGGGGGTATACGGTTCTCCGGGAGGTAGTACCAGCCGGGGATGCCTTTGATTGTGTCGATGCGGGTGGCCAACTCCTCCTCGGTAGTGAAGGTCTCAAGGTCGTGCTGCTCGGTATCGAGAACGAAACCAGTATTGAGGAAACCGTAGTTGCCCTTCTCAATAGTTCCATCAAACGCCAACCAGTACGTTGGCTCGGTAGCGGTGAAAGTATGGTGGCTCATGATACAGCAGGTTCAGGGGTTCCGTCCACACACTCCCAAGCGTTGGGGTTCGGAGGACTTGGGATGCGGTTGTCACAGGTGTCGTACCAGCCGGCCTCGCCACGGATACTATCGATGCGAGCCATAAGCTCCGCCTCGGTATCGTAAATCTCGAGGTACAACTGGCCCGTGCTCACGCGCTGGCCCGGCTCGACATATCCGTAGTACCAGTTCTTGATGGCTTCGCCCGGCTCACTCCAAGCGAACCAAAACTTCGGGCCCGTGGCCTCAGTGCAAACGAATGTTGTTGTAGATAGTAGCATGATTAAACTGGTCCTCCGTCAGTAATGGTCCAACCGTAAGTGCCGGTCAGTAAGTTACGCCCCGCCTCGGCGTTGCCTCCGGCGGTGTATGTCGAACTTCCTGCGCTAAAAGAAACGCCGCTTTGAATCGTGGCTTGGCTTGCCCAACCCGTAGTGATGTCAAGTATTTGGTCGTATGCCGTAGTTCCGGGACCGGCCTGATTGAACATAACAGCTGCGTTGGTCAGGCTCGCAATACTCCATCCACTTACTGTCCCTGAAAAAGAGGACCCATTGCTCATAGCAGTGGATTCAAACATATAAGACATGTTCTGAACAAGGCTTGTATTCCATCCTGAAAGGTCTAATTCAAAAGAAAGTTTTTTAGCAAACATCTTCTGCATATTCGTAGCACTACCCGTGTTCCATCCCGCCACTTGAGGGATAAAACCCGAAACCTGACCGTCAAACATATAGGAGAAATTTGTTACGTTGCTCACGTTCCAACTTGCAAACATAGCTTGAGGGACTGATGAGCTACTCCTAAACATACCACTCATATTTGTCGCATTTGAAACATCCCAAGACTCTAACGTGTGTGCGAAAGGGGTGCTCTGAAACATTCCCGCAAAAGAAAGTCCGCTACTTACATCCCAACTATCCAATCCAACGCCGACTCCACCAATACCGCCGTTGTTAAAACTAATACAGTTTGAAAAAACAGAAGAAAAATTCTCAATCGAACTCACGTTCCAAGAGGTGAGCTCTTGGTTGAACGCGTTACAGTTTGTAAATATGCCTGCCAAACTTATGGTCCCGCCAGCGTTGACGTTCCATCCATTCATTCGGCTACCAGCGACACCAGAACCAAGACCAGAGTTGAACGCTCGAGCGCCGTTAAACATAGAGATGAAGTCGTTGCACCCCGTGACGTTCCAACTATCCAAATTGCTATTGAAGATGGTACACCCAGAAAACATGCTTCCCATGTCCCTGACTTGATTTACATCCCAACTAGAGAGGTCCGGATTAAAGACAGAACAACTACTAAAGGCTGAATCAAAAACAATATCCGGCGTTCCCGTAGACCGCAAAGTCCAAGTGTCTAAGCCATTGCCTTGAAATCCGCTATTGATACGACAAAACTGCGTGAAATTAATGCAAGAACTTACGTCCCAACCTGACATTGTTGGGTTGCTAACTCCGCTAAAAGGCATAAATCGATACATATCTCTAACCTGACTCATATCCCAATACCCGTTTACAGAGTCGGTAGAAATGTCTCCAACAAAGTTGTCTGTCCCGGACATAAACTCTCTGAAAGAGATGTTTCCAGTTACGTTTTCACCTACGTTCCAAGTGTTAAGACCTCCAATCAAAGCACCACAAGAAGCGAAACATTGATTGAAGTTGGTGACGCGACCCACATCCCAAGAGAAGGTTTGGTTCAAAGAAACGCACCCCCCAAAGGCTCTGTTCAAAGTAGTACAGTTGCTCATGTCCCAAGCACTCAGGTCTTGGTTAAACGCGCTACAACTATTAAAAGCTCCACTCAAATCAGTAATACTAATTGCTCCCCACTGTGCGCCCAAAGGCTGATTGAAGACAGTAGCGTCTTCCACGAAATTCTCAAGGTCGTATGTCTGTCCAAGGTCAAAAACCCATCCACTCAAGTCTGCATTGAAATTTGCAGAGTCAAAAAACCAATATCGAAGTTGGAGGTTTCCAGTAGCCCAATTAGGACTGTCGGTAGCGGAAATAGTCGTTAGGTTGTTAGTGCCCCTGAAGCCACCGAAAACATTGGTGTTGCTCGTTGCAGTGCAAATACCCCATCGGATAATGTCTTGTAGCCCGTTACCATTATCATTATTCCGAGGAGTATAGCTCGAACCAACAAAACGGATGCGATAAACGCCGTTGGAAGAGTAAGCGTGGTTTCCTGCTATTACTCCTGCCGTTGAATTGGTTTCAAAATCACCATCCCCCCACCCGACATCAATAACTGTGTTGTCGTGACCTTGATAGTAACCAAGGTTAGAAGGGGTGTTGTTGGTGTCTACTTCAATTTCGTGAAAGTCAACATCAACGCTACTCGCCTTATTCAAAGTTGAATAGACCGCTCCGCTCCTATTCTGCACTACTGCAAAAGGCGTTCCGCTAAACCTTCTCGTAATCGCCATCAGACAATCTCAAGCCAGTCCTGTGATGGATTGAAGTAAACGCGGTTGGTGTCAAGCTTGTAGCCCATAACGCGGACTATCTGTGTACTCCCCGTAGGAGCCGTAGCCGTAAGGAGTCCGTCGGCGGTGTCTAGGTAGAGCACGTCGCCGACAGCGCCGGGGACGGAGCCGAGCTGGATGATGCCGCTGACCAAGACGTCAGGGGCCACACCCGTATCCGTAGCGACACCCATCAGGCCGTCAGCGGTAGCGACAGCACCTGCGTTGGCGTCAGCCCACTCCGTGCCGTTCCAGTAGTATACCGTGCCTACAGTGAGGCTGGCAGTGCCGATACTCAAGACAGTACCCTCGTGGTCGCCAGTGCCAGCATACGCACTGCTGCGTACGTTTAAGGACAAGTCCTCTCCCGTAGTGCTACCGCCGGAAAGGCGGTTGGGTTGAAAGACGACTTGCCAAAGGTTCGCAGGAAGTCCTAGACCCTGAAAGTTTGGCCTACTGACTAAACCGACAGCAACACCAGAGGTAGGGTCTGTAGTGAGGACGTGGCTGGGGTTGACAGTGCCGTCGCCAGCATATACCGTGTCCCCTACAATGAGGCCCGTGTCCTCTGTTGATATGATGACTCCAGAGGCATCATACACAGGAACGCTACCAATTAAACCGTTGATACAGACACTGAAATTGTCATTCTCATTACCATTGTTTCTAGTCGCGCCTGCAATACCTACAATGTCGGTAGTAAGGTCAGAAGATGTGTAATGACGGTATCGTGTGCCTAAGCTTCTAGGGTCCCAAACCCCTTCACTAACAACCAAGGCTCCCGCCGTAACACCACTAACAGTTTCTCCAGAAATACGAAGAGTCGCTGAACGGAAAACGCCGTCAAGGGTAGGGCGCGTAAAGGGAGAAGAAATACCGCCATTGAAAAATATTATAGCGTCAGTAGCAAAATCTGAGTCCGTCCCCTTATAAAGCATAGTAGCTATAGGCTGACCCAACCCGTTATCAGGGCCAAGGGTGAGCATGCCGTTTGTATTCAAAGCCGCTCCCGACGGAGGTCGTAAGCCTGTAGCGGGGTCTGTATATACATACGCACCTTTTACCACACCATAAATACAGACATCAAAAGTTTCTCCCTCGGCAATGGTATTAAACGAGCCGTTAGCACTAGCATCGTAAGCAATGCCAAAGGGCACAAACGTCTGCTCGGGTTTTTGAGAGCCGCCACCAATATCTTGATAAACGTCAGACACAAATGGAAGCCCTGTAAGGTTATCAAAACCCGTTTGATATACTACAGTGCCATGGCTGGTAGCACTTGTGGCAACAGCTTTGACATAAATATTAACGTCTTCATTTACAGCCGCTGTGTCGTCAACACCACCCTCAAGGGTTGCCGCTCCCCAAGAAGCGCCAGTAACCGTAGTAGTGGTAGTAACTGAATTGCCCGCAGAGCCGTTCGCAAGAGAAATAACTTTTATACTATTCCCGTCTCGTACTGGAACGACAGGGAAAGTGACGTCAGAGCCATAAGCCCCACGAGTGTTGTTTTTAAGTAGGTCAACTAAAAACGTAAGTGTCGAGGATAATCCAGAGCCCTGAATTTTAACCTCGTTGCCAGAGCCGGTAAAAGCACTTACAAACGTAATAACGTTGCCTCCAATCGTAATCGTTTCACCATTGGCTGGTGTTTGGGTAAAGGTGATGGTTCCAGAAGCTGGGGTATCAGCTCTGTATTCAAAGGTCCCACCGCCGCCAGCAGCACCGAAGATGAGTCCGTCCTCAGTGTCGTTGACGAGGGCAGCCTGACCCGCCGCACCAACATAGGTGGAGGGTGTATCACCGAGTTCAGTGAAATTAATACCGCCGCCAGTAGTTACACTGTCGATGATATCCTGCATGGTGTAAATCTCACGCAAGCCGTCGGCCTGCGCAGAGCCACGCTCCTTGGTTGGGGTGTTAGCGTTGAGCGTATGGAACTTCTGGTCTACTGGTATCTGTGGCATTATTGTTCTGGTGAGTTAGGGTCGGGCCAGCCCTCGGCGATAGCCTCGGCTTCGGTGAGCTGGACAGAGCTGGGTGGGATGAGGTTTTCGAAAGGTACGTATCCTCCTTTATTTGCTTCGACGTACAAGCTGAGTAGCTCCTTCTCTTCGTCGCTGACATTAGGAAGGATAGCAAGCAATTCCGTCAAGTCCACCTCAGGACTGATATATACCTGCTCCGTAGTCTCACCTACGATAGCAGCCATATCGTCGCTAGGACGAATCGAGATGGGGAACAACTGCCGAGTGATATCGTTCGGGCTTTGGATGCTCGCAGGGCGATACAAGTTCCAACACTGCTCGTCAATAGCAATCGCGTGTTCGTTGCTTGTCGAACCTTCCATAGGCTCGACGGGGAGGTAGACTACGCTCATGGGATGTTGTAGTAAGTCATGATGTTGCCCTCGATGCCGGTGCGGTTTCCTGCGGTGTCTTGGTCGGTTTCGTAAAAAATAGCTTCTTGCAAAAGAAGTTGTCCCTGCGTATTGCGTGTAGCAAATCCCAAGGCTCCGCTATCTGCGCTATAGCTGTCTGTGGTGTTTATGTCTGCTGTTCCGTCAACAAATGTCTTTAAGGCGTTGCTGAAACGGGACAGCGTTACCAAATGCTGTGCGTTGTCATCGGTCAAGGTTGGGCTTCTAACATCGTCATAATTGGTCCCGTCGCCCTTAAAAGCCAAAAGTAATTCGCTGTCCCAGTATTGAAGCTCGAGCGTCTTGTACATAACACCTCCACCAAGTCCCCAAATAGTGCCGCGTTTTACGACCTCTCGAGCCACGCAAAAACCCATAATGGAGTTATTGCTAAATGTTGGGCCGTTTAGACTTCTGCCGCTGTTGCTGATAAAATCCACCGCCGGCTTCCCGTTCTCGGTAATCACCGCCGTGCCGTTGTAAATCTGCGGCTGAGAGTTTGGATTAATCTGCGTAGCGTGTCTCGACTGTCCGCTTTGGTCATACCAAGCCGAGACCAGAAGCTCATCTGAACCCCCGAACGCGACGATAGCCGCCTCGTCCAAGTCTCCACCTGCCGTAAAGCCGATGTCCTGCTCGTCATAAGGAGGTACAAATCTGCGTACACGCATGCACTTGATAGCCGTATTGCTCAGCTTGCGCACCGAGTACGCAATAGCAGCATCGGGGTAGTCAGCTAAGAAGCCGCTCGTGTAATCGGGGAGGTTGCTAATCTGGAAGTAACTGTTGATGTTGGATTCTATAGTAGGTCGGGCGCTAGTTTCATCACTGATATAAATCATGATTTCCTGCATCGCAGCCACCTCCCTAAAATTCACTGCTTGCCCCCCAATAAACATGTTGGAGTTATTTCCCAAAGCGTTACTGCCAGCATTTCCGCTTACTCCTAAAGTGCCGTTTACATATCCGTAGTCAGTAGCACCGAATAGATAGGACTGCAATCTTTGTTCATTAGGCTTAATTAAAGTGCCAGCAACAAATGACCCTTGATAAATGCTCAACGCACCACTAGCTTCAGA